AGCGATGATGCTTGGTTGCTTAGTTCCACATAACCGTAACGAGTCATGAAGCTTACTACTGGCTCGAATGTTTGTGGGTCTAGTACTGTACCGCTTGACATTAGTGGGATGTATGGGCAATAGAACGCTGCTGCGTCTGTTTCTGTTGAACCTTTATAACCTACTAGTACGTCATCGTTTGCTGCGTACTGGTTTACGTATACACGCATTGTACCATTTAGTGTACCAACGAATTTTGTGTTTGTTGGTGCTTCAAATGGGCCTTCAGTTGTACGTGCAAATGCGCTTGTTGTCGCACTTTGTAGAACTGTTAGTACGCTTGGGCTTACAACTGCCCAGTTACCTGCGCCACGACGTGTACGTGCTGCGATTGTGTTTGCATTCTTGTTGATTAGAACTGCTAGTGCTGCATGTTCGTCACCAACGAATGTTGCTGTACCGCTTACACCGCCTTGGGTGTATGTGTCTGCTGCTGCGCCTGCTAGGCTTGTTAGACTTGCGATGATCTCTTGGTCGATTTCTGCAGTAATCTCTTGTGCAAGTGCTTGCATGATTTCTGCTTCAACGTCTAGACCGTGCATTGAGTTAGCGTCTTGCGCTGCTTCAAATGTCCAACGTGCTGATAGCTTACGTGTTTTAGCTTCAACAGTTTGCTTTAGTACTTGGATACTCATTTTCTTACCCGCTGTACCTTCCATTGTAGATGTAGCATCTGCACGGTTAGTTGTAGCGTTACCTGAGTAACCTGTTGCGATTTGGAATGGGCTTAGTGCCTCATCGCCTGCTGTTGCGCTGTCAAATGTTTCAGCGTAACGTACACGTAGTGTGTGGATTTGTCCAACTGGGCCTGTCATTGGCTGTACACCAACAATCTCGTTTGCAATAACAGTTGGCATTACACGACGAATCACTGGAAGAATAACTTTGTTTAGTGTTGCAATGTTACCTGATTGAGTTGCACCTGTACTTGCCGCTTCTGACAAGTATGTTTTTGTGTTCTCAAGAACAGATTCCATTACTTTTTTCTTTGTCCCAGATAGACCGTCTGTTAGAGCTTCTTTAGTAACGCTCCAATTTTCCATTAGGTTGTCTGCCATTTTCGGTCTCCTTAACTTATACCGGCTAATTTACGAAGGTTAACAATGTTAGTATCAACTGCAGCTTCTGCTACATTTGCTTTTCCACCAGTGACTTCTTTCGAACTTTCACTTAGTACCTTCTTTGTTTGTGGTTTCGCATCTTCCTTCAATACTGATGGTAGATACTTATTGAATGCATTCTGTAAGTCTGCTGTTTTAGTAGACTCAAGTAGTACACTCATTATCTCTTTTTGTTGCTTTGAAAGTGGATTCATCATTTCTGACATGATTGCTCTACGCTCAGCTGTGTCTGCTGCAACACGTGCTTTACGTGTTGATTCAGTTAGCTGAACTTCTTTCTCTGCTACGGCTTTGTTTGCTTCATCAAGTTGTGCTTTTAGTTCGCTCATTGATTTGTTTAATTTAGCAACTTCAGTACCTTCATTTAGGTAGCTGCCCATAAACTCTGCTGCAAATGTTTCAAAGATTTTACGTCCAAATGTGTTTTCTTTAGCAACTTGGATGTCTTCTCTTAGTGTTGTTAGTTCATTCTTGATTGTTGATTCAAGAATTTTTTCAACTTTTTCTGCAGCACTCTCAATAAACTTACGCTTAGTTTGATTGATGATTTCTTTGCCTTCTTTAATCATTTTGACTTTTGCTTCAACTAGTGAGCGTTTGTCTTCATGAAACTCGTTGAGCTCTTTAGTAAGTTGTTCAAGTACAAAGCCCTCTAATTGGACCATGTTCTTGTCTTGTGCCTCACGGTCTTCGCGAAGTTCATTAATTTCTTTGCGAAGTGTTTCCATCACAAACTCATCAAGAACAACAGCGTGTTCTTTCATATGCTTACGATATGCAACACGATCTTCTGCTACTTTAGCTTTGTCTGCTTGGAACTCTTCGAGTTCTTTTGCAATAACTTCGCCAATCATTGTGTCCATTGCTTCTACGATTTGCGCTTTGTCATTTTCATAACGCTCTGCAAATTCTTCACGTAGTTCTGCTGCAACTTCTTCACGTAGTTCAGTTTGCTTGGTTTCCCATGCTTCACTGATCGAAGATCTAACCTCTTCGGAGAGCGCACCTGAGCTTAATAGTTCATCTATTGAGTGAGCCATATTAATCTCTCCTATACTTTAGGTTGTTTATAAATTGTGTTACTTCTTCTTGCAAGTAACGTTGTGCTCTGTCGTCGTGCTTAACTGCAGAAGCAACATCCATTAACACATTACCCCTTTTATGATTCATAATTCTTTCATAAATTGGATCAGGGTAAGCGTCTGGAGCACTTGGATTAGCAACAATGTCTACAGTAATGATCTCGAAATCGTTCACAATACCTTCTTCATTTACGTTGCCACTACCTCTGCTTGACACGCCTAGTTTTACTCCGCTTTCCAATAAGGTTTTACATATATTTCCCATTGGAGTTGGAAGGATTTTAAGTTTGCCGATACCGATTTTACCATCGATATCCATTTCTGTAATAACGTGGCTTACACGATCTAAA